TTTGAGACGATTGTGTCTGCTATCGGAATCAATGTAAGCCCGGTCAGTGTTGTTGGTGTTGTAAGATCTGTATCAGCATCCACCGGAGTCGTTGTTCCTGTTCCTATTTTAGCACCGATAATCGCCAGAGAGTAGGTAGTATCATTTGCGAGTTGGCGAATTACAATGTTCCGGCCGTAACCTCCAGCACTGGAAACCATTATATTTTTTATTGGTTTGCTTTCCCACAGAAGTTTCCCAGTGATTGAACACCACGTACGAATGACTAGAGATCCTTTAAAACCTGATTTGTCCTTGAGAGAAATGTTCATGTGAATAGTATAGCAAATTTAACTCCATGTTGAAAAATTAGCGATTGCAGCATCAGGATCAGGACCCCATTTGTAAGCAGATCCATGTGTTGAGAACGTTCCGAGGCTATCGACAAACGTTCCTGAATCTCCAAGTGAAATAATTACATCAGTTTGTTCGTTTGGATTGATCTCTATATCTTCAGTACTTTGAAGAAGTAGTCGGCGAAGAACATCAATCAGATCCATCGTGCGTGTCGTAATCAATGAAACCTTGTATAGGAAGGCATCTTTCGTCCACTGAACTGTTGTTACCTTATTTATAATGAACGTTTCATTTAGACCACGGCTATCAGACTGAACGATAATAGCCATGCCCGCCCGAAGACCGGAAGTGTTTGTGACAAAATCTCCTTCAGAAAGAGTTGTAGCGTAAGCTAGAATTTCCGCACGAGCACGTTGCAAAGCACCTTCGCGAGAGTTGATTGATTTATCTTTGATCAGATATTCATATATACCATCCGATGTGAAAGTAGGTGTACTTTCGGCTGAAACCATTGAGGCAATATCAGATTCAGAACGATAACGAATGATGACAGGTAGATATGGCTTACCAGAAACACTCAGTGTCTTTGAAGCAGAAGGTTTATCTGCCTCTTTAAATTTTATGATCTTCTCTTGGAAGTTATGTAGAGCATCGAAGTTATCAGGGTTATCGATATAGTCGATTCCTAAATTCAAATTCGTACCAGTCAGAGTGGCTGCGAAATCTGCAAACTTATATGGCAATGGATAAAAAGCATCAGTACCATTCGTTAAAATATCCGTTGTAAGTTGTGAACCAAGGTATTCTCCACCACGAACGATGATCGTATTTCGGATTTGAGAATTGTCACGGCGAATAGTGAGGGAATCGTATTGATAGTTTCCATTAGTGTCGGTCAGACCGAAGGGTGCTGAGACTGTTTCTTTTGCAAAGAAGTGAAGGTCTTTATCATAGTCAATGTACCAATCATAGTTAATTGCCTTGGCCAATTCCTCGATACATACAGCTAAAGGTTTGTAGTTGAAACCAACGTAACTTATCGTTACTGGTGCGTCCACGTTATTGATTGTGAAACCTTCAGGAAAATAGTTGTCTTTTAAGAACGAAATAATCTCATCAACTGTATGGTCAGTAAAAGTATTAGGGACGAGGCGATGATCAAATAGACGAGTGTAATCCTGACACTGAATGACGTGTTCTACGATTCCGATTATTCCGGCCCGACTTTCCATTGAGACGATAGTACCTCCGAAAATTTTTGTAGCTCCATCATAGATAACGACTTCATTTCCGATTGTGGGTTTGTAGGTATCTCCGCTATTCTCGACAATAGAAAATTGAGCCGTGTCTCTGCGGTTAGTCAAAATGTTATCAATGCGGATGCTTTCCGCTTTTACTTTTCTTGTTCGATCCGTTCCATCAATGTTTAGGAGAATAGACATGCATATATCTTATCAGATTCTAAGGTTTCCTTTTAGTGCCGACATTATTTGCATGGCAATCTTTTCACCAGCATTTGAATCGAGGAGAGTATTGCCTGAAATGTTTATGGTCAATCCGCCACCACCATTTGGAATAATTGTTCCATTTGATCCGGGAGTGAATATTTCCGGTCCACGTTCACCGACAACATAAGAAGTTCCACCAGTAACTGGACCACCATCGGCACGAGCTCCACCAAAAAAGTTGGCAACTGATGATCCTATTCCTGAGAGTGTTTTTGAAAGACTGCCAAGCCCGAATTTATCAGCGAATTTTGCCATTGATGTGAATGCTTTATCTACCCATGTAGCAAGATCTCGGAAGGCTTCACCCAAAGAATCAGTGAACCATTTTGCCCACTTGATTGCTGCACCAAGAGATTCAAATATTGTGGTAAGGATCGTGAGGGCTGCAATAAATGCTCCGGCTGTAATTACCCCGATGAATTTCCCGAAGTATGAAATCAATTCAAGCAAAAATGCTTTGTTATCAGAAATAACTTTGAGCAATCCATCCCATGAAGGTTTGAGATAGGTGTTGAAAAATTCAACGACTACTCCCCACAATTCTTTGAAGTATTCGATGATATGAAATTGCTCATTGAATGATGTGAAAAAATCTACTGCAGCGGTTTTCCATTTGTTGAAAAATCCTTGGAAATCTATTGTCGATAATTTATCAACAACGACCATAACCATTTCAAGAGCTTTCGTGACATATGGAGCGAACACTCCACCAATAGTTTCTTTCAGATCTCCCCATTTCTCGCCTAGGATCTGTAGTCTCCCTTGAATGGTATCAGCAAAAGCAGAGGCCTGACCTTTGACTATCTCATGCAGTTTCCCAAGAGCCTGAAGGGGCGTGAGTGTTTCATCGAGTTCGATTCCATATGCCTTGAGAGCTCTACCATTCCCGGAGAGAACAAGGTTTATCATATTCCCGGCATCTGCCAAATCGATATTCTTGGCACGGGCAAGATCCATAGCAATGTTATTCAAGTTGATAGCTTGGGTTACATCCTTTGTCCTCATATAAAATTGAGCAAGGGAATTAGCAGCAGTCTCATCACTGAATCCAAGGTTTACTGCAGCATGAGCACTTTTCAAAAGCTCATCAGTCATTGCCTTGGTCGTCCCGGCAACATTGTTGACTGTGGTATTGAACCGAGCCATCTGTGCTTGGGAATCAGCAAAGGCTTTGACAGTAGAAACACCAAAAGCCACAACTGCTGTGGCTGCTGCTGCAGTAGCAACTGCTGCTATTTTCATGACATTCCCAAAAGATTTTCCGAACGCATTTAGTTTGCCATCAAGTTCATTGAAAACTTTTGAAGCATTATCTTTCGCATTTATTAAGATGTTTACATTTTGATCAGTTGCCATGTCGTTTGTTGTTAGCTGCTTCTTCTCGTTCCCCATCTATTCGCCACTTCTCAAATAAAAGGTCTACGATCATATCCGGCTGGTCGAGGTACTCCTCATAAGTCCATCCGGTTTTTTCACATACAATCGCAGCCTTCATCAAAGTATCAGCCTTGCCAACTTTATAGAGTTGGACTGATTCTTTTATTTTTTTTTACCGGAGATTTTCTTAAGAGCCGATATGACTTCATTATACTCCTCAACAGGGAGATCGAGGACAGTATCAACAAGAGATTCGGTCTTACTATCAACAGAGACAACAGAAACTTCAATCAATTTCTTTGAAGCATCCATTTCTATATTTGGATTGATTGTTCCCATCTTAGGTTTACCATCCTCTCCGATCTGCATATTAGCTGCTGCCAAATAAACAGATTCGATCTGATTGAATTCACGGCCGGAAAGCCATGTCTTATGGACAACTGAATGGCCTCCACTTGTCTTTAGTTCTACAGTTTCTCTAGGCATAATTAGTATGATGCTTGTGCATTAACGAGGGTACATGAATTGATGAGGTTTCCGTTCGTCAAATCGTAAAGGGCTGTGAAGGTAAACTTCTGTTTTGCAATCTCATCGTTTGGATATGAAGGTTCCCACTGATCGAATTCAACACGGGAAAGGTCAAGAGTAAAAGCTGGGTTTGTTGCTGCACCAATCAAGGCATCAGCACGGGCATTTGTGAGTTTGATACGAACAGCTTTGTAGGATCCGTCTGACATGTAATCAGCATAGGTGCGATCTTGATAATCAAGTTCAACTTCACCAGTGATTCGGAAACCTTGATTCAAGATGTCGATAGGTTGAACCGTGCCGAGTGCATGGTCAAGATAAAGATTCTTTTCAAAATTGATAGTGAGTTTCTTGAGAGGAATTGCTGAAGCAGCAGTAAGACCGGAAGCTAGAGAAGCAATCTTGAATGAAAGATCTCGGCCGATAAACTTATTGTAAGCTGCATAAGTTACTGTTGAAACAGTCGTGACTCCACGTTTGCCCTGAAAAGCTACGGTGATCTTCACAATTTCTTCCGGTGTGATTTCCATCTTCAATGAATTGATCATTGAGAGTTTGTACATCAAGTTAGCAAGAGATGATTGCTTTGCTGAAATAGAAAGTGACTGATGCTGGTTAGTATTTGAGAGGGTAAAAGTATGAGTATAAGCTGAATCGGTTGGACCGGAAACAGACTTGGCACCGAGAAGGGCATAAAGCAAAAGACCAAATGGCTTATCCATCATGTCCATTTCAATAGTACCTTCTGACCAATTCTTTGCCGGGATAGCATCCTTTCCGTCCATAGCAATTGTTCCATACGATTGTCTTGAACGAGCTTTTACTACTTTGTCATCAAAAGCAATGAGGGCTTTTGGAATCCAAAATGTTGGAGCAATACCACCACCCCTTGATGATTCTGCACCGATACCTACGTCTACGAGTCTTCCGATAATTTTTGTCATGAGATTATTATATTATTTATAAATTAACTTAGCAAGGTAGTGTCGACTTCGAATGTCAAGCGTACCCTGATCTCTGCCACACGATACATATTTTCCCTGCCAGCATATCCCCACAGTGCGATATAGGGCGTTTTAAGGCCATGTTGAAGTACTGCTTGGCTAACGAACTATACGTATTCTTGATGGGTGACATGATTGAGTGTGCGACAAGGCACTCAGTCGGATCCGGGGTCTATGAACAATCTAACCCTTCGGATGATCAGCATGAACAGATGGTCGAGTGGCTTTCCCCGCTTGCGGAGAAGAAACTCATCATCGGTTCACATGCCGGCAATCATGAAGAACGAGTTTACAAAGAGACTGGTTACAATGTGAGCAAAGCTTTGGCACGGGAACTCAAAGTCCCTTACCTCGGCGATGCTTGTTGGAATCAGTTTCAAGTAGGCGAACAGTTCTATCATGTCTATACACTTCACGGACGGACCGGATCTCGTTTCGATGGCACAGCTTTGCTTGCCCTCGAACGAATCTCGACTTCGTTCTTCGCTGACTTGGTGTGCATGGGTCATACCCACAAGTGCATCAACTCAATCGTGCTCATGCAACGGGTTCAGAACGGACTCGTCAAAGAGCACAAAAAACATCTCCTCATCACCGGTTCGTATCTCAAATATGACCGGGGTTACGGACAAACGCTTGGATTGCCGATCTCCAAACTCGGTTCTCCCAAGGTGAAATTATTTGGCTTCAAGAAGGACATTCTTGTGAGCTGGTAACTTCCAATCCATATAGGGGCAAATCACGGGGGTTCTCCACTCTCGTGATTTTTTATTTAGTGATATACTTTTCATGAAAGTTCTAACAAAAAGGAATCTCATGGATATCGATACATTGCAGTGTAATCAGTGCAACACATTTTTTCCTACTGCTTTTATGTGGGAAGTCGGACACACGGCCATCAGGATCGGCGGAAAAGTTTTCTGTTCGAATTCCTGTGCTTGCCGATTCGCCAACATATCAGTTCACCAACTGCTTATGCCTTTTGTAAAAGATCCGCACGTTTCAGAAGATGGAGGTCCACTCATATGAACGTGCCATATTTTCAACCAAAAATCCCGCCTCTGTTTTTATTACTTCACCATAGGGAAAGGAGAAAGAAGCATTATGTTTCAATTCAACTACCGAAGAAACATCAGGCCTCTCCCAAGCGTGTCAGTGCCACTTATCCCCCGGCCCATTAAACTTCCCCGGCATACTGTGGATATGATTCATTGGTCAAGGGTTCGGTATCACTATCAGGTTTCGGAAAGGCAGCTGATGAAGGGGCTGTGGCGGTATGTTGTGCGTAACCATAACGGTGCACGGATCATACCTCCCCGGTATTCCCCTCAGTTGTTCAACTAGCAGGAGGGGGCAATCTTGTCCCCTCTTTTTATTGATGGTATTATTATTCCATGAAAACACTCTCTGCCAAGAAAAAGAAAAAGGTATCGTTCTCATCTTCATTTAAGGTAGCCCAAATCATTAAGGAAAAGGTTTGCTTGTGCGTAGACGGATGTTTCAAATGTTTATCTCGAAATAAAAACAAAAAATAAAATGGCATACTCAACATCAACCAAGGTTTCTAATATGTTCGGAATTACATTAACAGCAGCACAGTCAGCTGCTCTTGTGGATATCATTGCAGCAGTAAAGATTTTTATAGATAGGTATTGTGGAAAGACTTTTGAGGCACCAAGTGAAGCTCGTTATTATGACTGGCACGGATCCCGTGAGATTGTAATCGATTCATTCGTTGGGAATATTACAGTTGAGTTTTTGAATGCTGATGGAACAACCGCCCGAACTCTTACAGTCGGAGCAGATCATGATTACATCATTGTCCCTTACAACAATCAGCCGGATGGATTGACTGAAAAAAATACTATTCTTCTTACGAATAGCGGATGGTCAGGTTCAACTGGATGGTGGTACTCAAGTCTTCCAACTGGCACTCGTGCCATAAAAGTTACCGGATCATTTGGAGCTTCGACAACAGTCCCGGCCGATATTCAGTTGGCAGCAACAAAGCTTTCAGGTCTTATGCTTCAGGAAAATACTGATGGGATATTGACTTCGATCCGCCTCGGAGACTATCAAGCAGTTTATGAAAATGTTGAAAAGGCTGCCGGCACAATGGGAGTAATGGATATTCTCGATAGCTATAGAGACATTGAAATCTAATGACAACACTTCAGAATCTCACAACCAAACAAATCATCATCACTCGGTTATCCACAGTCTCCGGTTATAAACAAGCGTTCGCCACAGTAACGGCTGCTCTGGCTGAAATTCAACCACTCTCTCCATCCAAAACTCAATCGATTGAAGGGGTTATCGGGAAGACTTATATTTGCTATACGGATCCGGCTGCTGCAGTTTTGGCCGGAGATCGATTGCGTGAAGTCTCAACCGGAAATGTTTACAAAGTCCGCACGGGTGGAGTTAGCCGACGAACATTCGGATCTATCGATTATCTTTCTGTAACCATGGAGCAAATAAATTGATATGAATAATGTTTCAATCACAATAGATTATCCGGTCCTTAAGCTTTGGCTTCATGCTGCACCAGAGAAAATGAGGAAAGGTATTCAGAATATCACTAGAAAAGTTGCTCTTTTGGCTGAGCGATATTCGAAACAAAATACTCCAGTCGATACCGGCAGATTACGCTCATCGATTTCTTCTACAATCCGCCCGATGTCTGCCACGATTTCAACCCATACAAACTATGCGAGATTCGTTCATGATGGAACGAGACGAATGAGACCTCGACCATTTATGGCTGATGCTGAGAAACAAGTGGCAACAATGATCGATGACATCATTGCGGAAGAAGTTGGTAATGCGTTAAAATAAAACAACTGGATGGATATGCGATCGGGGAAGTTACGGAAGCAAGAGTCCAGTCCCGGATATCTACCGGTGACTGGAGTGCTCCCATTCCCTGTATAAAGTTTTGATTCATTTTATTTGAGGAACATTATGACGAATTGTAAACATAGAACGATTCCGATTCCGACATAGACTATTTTTTTCAGATTATCGATCTGATCTGAAACAGCTTTGAAGGCTAGCGAGTTTGACTTGTCCCGTTCAAGAAGTGTCTTCTTGATTTCGAGATCCATCGTATTTATTCGCTGGTTGATTTCTGATTTGAATTCATGGAAATCATTGTTATCAACTTTCCCTTGCTCGACGGCCAAAAGACGATTGTTCGTTACATCCCGCATTTGCTTCATTTCATCAATGAGGGTTTGGACTTTTGTGTCCACGCGTATGAGTAAGTCATGGTCTGTTCCGTTCATGATATTTTATTTTTTCTTATCCCATGAATCGATCTCATCTTCAAGTACGGAAATATAGCGGGCAAGGTTTGGATGGTACTTGCATTCAGATACGACCTTTTTAATAAAATCCTGATCTGCTGTTTCAAGATCGATGCTCTTTGATTTTTTATCTATAGCATCATCGAATTTCCTTTGGATCCGTCCCCACATTCTGCGGGTATGACCGTCAAGACCTTTCTCATACTTCTGATTCACTGCCATCGCAATGTAATTGAACGTGGCTTCTTGAGGACTAGGAAGATCCTGAACATTGACTTCACCTTTCACAACGAATTTGTAGTTGAGATTGATTTTCATATTGATAGGTTAATTAGTATGGTTCGATTATACCATTGACATTATTTACATCAATAGGTACTATCCCCATCTTTTGTCTAATCATAGTAGCACTAATTTCTTCAATTTTCTCGTCAAGACGAATTTCTCGAATACCCCAGCCAACTTTTCTGCCAAAACAAACTGCTTCAATTTTGGGAATTGCTGATGCTACTGCATTTTTAACTGAAATAAACCAAGAGCAATGATCTGGTGGATCTACGGAGAATCAGGTTCAGGAAAGACTACCCTAGCAAAAAAGTTGCAGGGTATTCATCTTGATGCGGATGAAATTCGTCCGGCTATTAGCGAGGATCTTGGATACTCCCCAGCAGATAGGCGAAAGAATAATCTACGTATTGCTCGTCTCGCAAAACTACTTAGTGATCAAGGTCATGATGTAATTGTTTCAACCATTTGCCCATATGAAGATTTGCGTGATCAGGTTTACTATATTTGTAAGTGTAGATTTATAAAAGTAGAAGGAAAACATGAAGCCTAAATATTCACTTTTTATTGGTAGATTCCAACCACTTCATGAGGGGCATATTCAGTTGATTCAAAAGGTATTGTTGGAAGGTAAGAAAGTTTGTGTAGCAATTCGTGATACTCCTATTTCTAGCACGGATCCATTCACTCTTGAAGAACGTGTAAAAATGTTTGCTGAGATGTTGCCAGAAGTCAAAGTGATCGTTATTCCCGATATTGAAGAAGTTTGTTTTGGCAGAAAAGTTGGCTGGG